TCGAAGGTCTTCTTCGATCTGCTCCAGGCGCAGCTCTCTTCGACGGCCAGTGTGTTCGGAACCGATCCGTTCGGGAACACGATCTACAACGCGATGCCGGCGCTGCTCAACCGGCGCGTGCTGGTCACGGACAGCCCGTCGCTCATCGAGTTGAACGACATCTCGACGGGTGTGCCGGTCTACTCGACGCTCGGGCTCACCCCGATGGCAGCCAAGATCGAGATGACCGAGCTGCCGTTCGCGGTGGCCGAGGGGCCGCTCACCGGATCCCAGAATCTCTACATCCGGTTCCAGGCCGAGTACGGCTACAACCTCGGCCTCAAGGGCTGCGCGTACAACACCGGTTCCGGTGCGAACCCGACCGACGGCACGGTCGCGACGTCCGGAAGCTGGACCACGAAGGTCGCGGACAACAAGCTGCTGCCCGGCGTCATCATCAAGAGCCAGTAAGCCGCTTCATAAAACGGGCGGAGGGCTCGGATGACAGGGCCTTCCGCCCCTGGCTCTCAGGCGAGGATGGCGGCAATGGACGCATGGGTGTACCACAGGGCGAGTAGGCATGCTGAAGCGGACGCGCTCGTCGCGAAGCTGCGGGCCAGTGGCGAGTACAGCGCGGTCATTCCAGCGAATACGCGCTACTACAAGGGCGAGACGCACCCGGGCTCGGTCGTCTACCATGACGGCTCCCGGCGCGACCTCGTGTGGGCCAACGAGCGCGCTGGCGTGGACGTGCGCCTGATCGGCCAGGAAGAGCAGGAGGTCCAGGAAGGGGCGACCCCGGAACCCAATCCGGTCGCGCCGGAGCCGGCAGTGCGGGGCCCGCACGAGGAAGTCGTCCAGCGCGGCCAGTGGTTCACCGCGTACCGCGACGGCGAGAAGGTCGGCGCCGCCAAGCGTAGCGAAGAGGCCGCATGGGCGTTGCTCGAGGGGTCCAGGTGAGGCGTCCCGAGCCGCTCGTGGCTGTCCGGCATCCGACGGACCGGGCCCGGCCTACGATGATCCCCGCGAGCCGCTACGACCCGTCCGTGCACGAACTCTGGCGGGACGGGGTGGCCCGTGTGCCGGACGATGTTCCGGAGGCCGTGCACGAGGTGGATCACCTCCATGATGACATGGAGGGCTGAGTGCCTACGATCGTCGCGACGGTTGGTGCCGCGAACGCGAACAGCTACGCGACCACGACGGAGGCCGCGGCCTACTTCACCGACCGGCTGCAGGTGTCGGCGTGGGCCACGAACGCGGACGATCAGGCCCGTGCGCTCATCATGGCGACCCGCAGGCTCGACCAGTTCGAGTTTCGGGGCACGAAAACCACGACGACCCAGGCGCTCAAGTGGCCGCGGGTCGACACGTTCGACGAGGACGGCGAGGAGTACGCGACCAACGCGATCCCGACGTTCGTGAAGCATGCGACGTTCGAGCAGGCGCTCGCTTTCCTGAAGGCCAACGCGGAAGCCTACGATCCGCTGGCAGGTGACGGGCTCGATCGGTTCGACAGCGTGAAGATCGGCCCGCTCGCCGTCGAGATCGGCCAAAGCCAGCAGTCGACGGCGCTGGCTGTGTACGCGCACCGGCTGATCCGTCACGTGCTCGCGTCGTCCGGCCTCGTCGCGACGCTGGAGCGGATGTAGCGTGAGCGCCCTCGATGCCCCGATGGGCAAGCTGGCGAAGACGCTGCTGGGGAGATTGGGCCGCCCCGCTACGCTCCGACGCACGACTGGCACGTCGTCCTACGCTGCGGCGACCGGAGCCGTTGCCGCATCGACAGGTGATCTGCCCTGCGAGGTCGTGTTCAGCGAGTTCAGCGACCGCCAGATCGACGGCACGCTCGTGCGGATGGGCGACCGGAAGGGCCTCGTCTCACGCCTGCGTCTCGGGGCGGAGCCCAAGCCGGACGCGGACGTGCTGATCGAGGGCGGGCGGACATGGCGCATCGTCAGGGTCGTCGGCTACAGCTCGGGCGCCCACGAGGCCGCCTACGAGCTGCACTTGAGGCGGGGTTAGGGCCGTGGCCGTCACGAACCTCCAGGAGTTCACGGTCGGCGTGAGGCGTCGGGTCCAGGAGACCAGGACGCAGCACGAGAACCGCACGAAGGCCGGGGCGCTATACGCGCTCCAGAACCTCGTCTTCGGGACGCGCGTCGACACCGGCCGCGCCCGCGGCAACTGGCAAGTCGCCGAGGGTGAGCCGCCGGTCGGGTACGACTCCGAGCGCTACGACCTCGCCGGCCGGTTCGGCAACCGGGACGCGTTCGCGGAAGAGACTCAGAACGTGCTCGGCGCTTCGGGCCGTAACGTCATCTGGATCCACAACGGGGTGCCCTATATCGGCATCCTGGAGGGCATGGACCACATGCTCGTGACGGCCGTCGAGTCGCTGAAGACGTGGCTCCGGACCACCGCCATCAGCCCGACCAACCCGAGCAACCCCGGCGGTGCGCCATGACCACCAGCAGCTACACAGAAGAGCAGGCGGCGATCATGGGCCGCATCTCGGACGAGTGGACCACAACGTCGATCGCGTATCCGAACACGCACTTCGATCCAGCCGAAAGTGCGGCCTATATCCGCCCCGTGGTCAGGCGCGGGACGGCGTTCAACGCCTCCGTGTCGAGCACAAACCGCAGGATCCGCCATCCCGGCCTGCTCATCATCGAGGTACGCGTCCGGAAGAACACGGGCGACGAGGACGCGCTTGACCACGGCGACGCTCTGGCCGCGCTGTTCCGCAACCTCTCGCTCGCGCCCGGCATCCACTTCCGCGCGCCGACCGTTCGCGACCTCGGGCCCGATGCGTCGGGCTGGTACGTCGTACAAGTCGAGTGCCCGTTCTGGCGCGATTCGATCCACTGATGGACACCAACCGGAGACGATAGATGGACTCGAACCTCACCGATCTCGGCTACGTCGAGGAGACCGTCTTCGGTACGACCCCCTCGGCTGCACTTCAGGTTCTCCGCAGGACGGGCGGCTCGCTTCGTCCGAGCATGGGCGTCACGCGCTCGAGCGAGATCCGCTCCGATCTGCGTGCAGGCCCCCCGATTCGCACGTCCCAGGCGGTGTCCGGCCAGGTGAACGTCGAGTGGAGCTACGGCACGCTCGACGATCTGCTCGAAGGCATGTGCATGTCGGACTGGACGACGAACGTCCTGGAGGACGGCACGACCAAGAAGTCCTACACGTTCGAGGAGCAGTTCACCGATCCGGACATCAGCCCGAGCCAGTACCTGATCTTCAAGGGCTGCCGCATGCAGTCGATCAACCTGAGCCTCGCGGTCGACTCCATCGTGACCGGCTCGTTCGGGGTCATGGGCACAACGCCCTCCATTGCGCAGGCGAGTGCCGGTACGGGCAACACGGCCCCGACCACGACGGAGCCGTTCAACTGCGTCGACATGGTGACGGTGCTCCGTGAGGAATCGGCGACGCTCTCCAAGGTCGTCGGCGTCGATCTTCGGCTGGAGCGGAGCCTACGGGCGAAGCGCGAGATCGGCTCGCTCAACGCGTTCGGTATCGGCGTCGGTCGGCTGCTCGTGACCGGCTCGATCCAGCAGTACTTCGAGAACGACGCACTGATGGACGCATGGTTCGCGTTCGACGAGCGGAGTTTCGAGACCCAGCTCACCGACACGGCCGGCAATGACCTGCTCATACACGTCCCGCGCCTCAAGTACGTGGGCGATCCCGAGGTCGCCAACCCGGGCGTCGATTCCGACCGCATGGTGCGCGTCAACTTCGAGGGGTTCGCCGACGCCGACGACGACGCGCTCATCCGCTTCACCCGCACGCCCGCGTAAGGCACGTAAGGAGACCGACAACGCATGACCGACCTGATTCTCGGGACCACGAACCGGCGCCTCGACACGCTCGCCGTAGAGCAAGGCGTCGAGCGCGAGTGCGACCCGCTCCGGCCCGGCCTGTTCGTGACGATCCTACCCGCCGGCACGTTCAATCCGCGCTTTCGGAGCGCGATCCAGGAGCGTGTCGAGCGCATGGCCGAGCGGAACGGCAAGGGGGAGGACTCGGACGCCCTCGACCGCTACGACGACCCCGCCTTCGTCGTCCAGGCGCTTGTACTCTCGATGCGCGGGATCCGCAAGGCCGACGGCACGGAGGTCGAGTACACGTCCGAGGTCGGAATGAGGGCGCTCTCCGATCCCGGCAACGCGGATGTGCTCGGCTGGATCGTCAACGAGGCGCACGTCTACACGCGCTACTACACCCAGGGCGTCGAGGCCGACGCAAAAAACTCACCGACCGGCTCCGGTGGGAGGCAGGCTGGGGTCGGCAAATCCGAGAAGATCCAAAGCTGAGAGCGTATGTCGAGTCCGGCAGAGACTTCCCGCCATGGGACAACCGCCCGCGCGTGCTCGGCCGGCTCTCGTGGCTGCTGGAGGCGTTCACCGAGCTCTCGACGTGCAGGCCGGACCCGATGATGCCGATCCCGTGGACCGCGATGAGCGAATGGGCGAGGGAAAACACCGTGCTCGCGCGTGATCGGTTCCGCTACCTGATCCGGCGTATGGACACGACGTACCTGTCGTCGTTCCGCGCGAAGGGCGACAAGCTGGAGGCGCCGGATGGCTGACGAGGTTCTACGCCTCGGCGTCGATCCGACGCCAGCCGTGGACGGCTTCCGCCTCTACGACCAGGCAGCCGAGCGCACGATCGCCAAGAGCGATCAACTCGCTCGCAGCATAGAGCGCGTCAGCAACTCGTATGAGGTGTCTGCGCGGGAGCTACAAAGCAGGGGCATCAGCGCTGCCGAGTACATGCGCCCGCTTCAAGAGGCGCACGCCGAAGCGCTCCGGATGAACGCGGCGATGGAAGCGACCGGGGGCGCAGCTACACGAAGCACCGCCGGGATCGGTCGCCTCAACCTCACGCTCGCCTCGCTCGCGCGTCAGGCAACCGGCACGCATCCGGCGATGAGTCAGTTGGCCAACGTCGCTTCGACGTTCGCCGTGGGCACGGTCGCGACCACGGGCGTGTTGGCTGGGCTGGCACTAACGGCCGCGGCTATTCGGCTGATCGGTCGGGAGGCCAGGGACACGAGAGAGCGTCTGCGCGAGGCGGTCGAGGCACTCGACAAGTTCTCGGGCTTCGACCCCCTGGGCGGTCAGGTTGCCATGGTGCGCGCCCAGATTACGCGGCTAGAAAATGAGCAGCGCGCCCTGGTGGCGGAACGGGCCGCACAGCCCCAATACGGATACGATCCGCTCCGTCGGATGGCCATCCAGACGAGACTCCAGGGTATTGGTCATGAGCTCGGCACGCTCAGGCCGCGGGTGTCTGGCGGACAGCGTGAGCTGGAAGACCGCTCGCTTGCCGAGCTCAACGCCAGCGTAAGCGGTGCTGGGCCTAGCGCCTACCGTCTGCGCGAGATCGATCGCGACATCCAACGCCAAATCAAGGCCGACGAGCTCGCGCTCGAAAAGCAGTACGCGGCCGAGCGCCTACAGATAACCCGCGAGTTCGCGGCCGAGACTGAACGCGTCCGGACGACGGGACCCGGCGGAATGTCGGCCGCCATCGGTCAGCGAGAGTACGAAGAGGCCGTGCTCCAGGCGGCCGAAGCGGAAGAGCGCGCGCTTCAGCTCGCCCGCGACCGAGCGGCGGCGAACGACGCACTCGTGCTCTCTCTGGAAAACGTCGGCAGGGCTTACGGTGGCGTCGTCGACCAGATCGCGGCGCTCACGGCGGCCACGATTCGCATGTACCAGGCCGGGCCGCTTCCGATGGAGAGCCTCGGGGACAAGGCGACGGCCTACGGCTCGGCCGCACTCACGGGCGTCGGGTTCGGTGTCTCGACGGGCAATCCAGCCCTAGGCGCAGGTGGCGGTGCAGCGGCTGGGTTCGCAACGGCCGGTCCGTGGGGTGCCGTGGCGGGTGGCGTCGCGGGCCTCGTGTCGAGCCTATGGGAGAGTGGTCGCAGGGCCGAGGAAGCGCGGCGTGTGTGGCGGAATGCCCTCGACGACTTCGACCTCATGTTCGACAACTTGTCGGAGATCGAGGCGAGCATGGCATCGCTCGACCGCGCGTTCCGCGAATTGGCTGGCGGTCGCAGCGTCGATGAAGTGCGCGTGTTCTTGGCGTCGCTATACGATCTGCGTGACGTATACGGATCCTCGCTCGGGCCGGCCCTCGATGAACAGATCGAGCGCTACGAAGCCCTGCTGGGCATCTACGACGAGAACGCAGAGCAGGCTCGCGAGGCGGCGGAAGCCAACAGCGCGCTGACCGATACCTACCGCGAGCTGACCTCCGCGCTCAACTCCCCATCCGGGCTTCGACTGTCACTCTACCGATGGATGGCGTCAGGTGTGACGCCGGGCCAGGACACAGTAAGCCAGCCTCGGTTCGGCGACGACTTGGGTACGCTCGGCGGCAGCTCGGGGGGCAGCAGACCGAGCACCTACGTCATCAACGGGCCCCTCACGATTCAAGTGTCGGGCGTTGACGAGCCGGCAGCGGTAGCGGACGCGGTGTTCGACGAGATCGGGCGCCGCGCTAGACGCGGCGGCAGCGATCCGCTCTACGCGCCAACCCGATGAGCATGCTCACCATCGAGGGCTTCGACGTGCCGGTCGCCGACGCGCCGGTCGACCGTCAGCCGTGGGGCGACATCGCACCCGCGTTCAGTGGCGTCATGCGCTCGGACGTGCGCGCCCGGCACCGGACGCTCCGGATCACGACTGCCGAGATGGAGGACGAGGACGCGCTCGCGCTCTGGCTGATCCTCGCTTCCCCCGGTCCGCTCCGCTGCTCTGGCCCGATCGTCGACTACAACCTCGGCGTGGCCGAAACGGACTGCCACGCGCCGAACACCAGAAGGCGCTGGATCACGGCGACCGACTCGGTGATCTCGTTCGAGCTTCGCGAGACCGGGACAGAACAGCCTACGCTGCTGTTCGGCTTCCAGGGAGACGCGCCCGGCCCCTACTCGTTCGACCGTACCGGGGCAGCGGAAAGCGTAGACGAGGACGGGCTGCTGATCTCGGTGGCCGAGGACGTGGCGCGGTTCCCGTACCAGTTCGAGGACGGGGTCGTCACCGCTACCCGCGCGCTCAGGATGGAGCGGACGGCGACGAACCTCGTCACGTCGGACAACTTCGATTCCGGCTGGACGTCCGTTGGTGCGGTGAGCGTGGCGTCGGGAATCGATGACCCTGCGGGCGGCACGGGCGCGTACCGGATCGAAGACGACACGGGCGGCGCAATCGAGTACAAGGCACTGGTCACCGGCTTCACGGGCGACGGCGTGAAGTCGGTGGTGTTCGTGGTGCGCGAGCAGACGATGGCGTCGAGCGGCGTGCAGGAGCTTGCGGTGCGCCAGACATCGGGCACACCCGCGACGCAGCTCTCGCTCGAAATCTCCGCGTGGGTCGACGGTGAGCCTACTGTGGCGGCGACGACGGGCACACTGCTTGGTAAGCGAGCCTTGGACGGTGGCTGGTGGGCGATCGACGCACAGACCGCGAGCATCACGGCGGCAGAGACCAACGAGCTGCGTGTCATTCCTGCCGCGACGGCGTCCGCGACAGGCGTGATCGACGTCTACCGCGCCAACGCCTACGACCTCGCCAACCCACCGTGGTCGATCCTCAACGCCTCTCAGGTACTCGGCGCCGAGTACTGGAACGCGGCCCACACTCACACTCCGGTGGCCGCGACGCTCTACGTGAAGTTCCGCGAGCTGTCGGAGCCGAATTGGGTGGACGCGGGCAGCTCGGCGCCACGCATCCTTCAGATCGGCACGGGTGGCTCCTACATCGTGCTGTTCAAGACCACGGGCGCAGCCACCTACGCAGCGGAGTTCGATGCGGACAGCGCCGGAGCGGTGAGCAGGACGGTTTCGCTCACACCCGCGCGCGGCGACCTCATCGAGCTTCGCGTCCACCTCAGCAGCGCGGGTGCGCTCACGCTTGGCGGCTCGAAGGCCGCCGCCACGGAAGTCGTGTCTTCGCAGTCGTCCGCCATCGGCCTCCCTGCCGCGTGGGGTGACGCACTCCTGCGGCTCGGCTCGCTCAGCGCGAGTGCAGGGCAGGGGGACGTGGAGATCATCACGGCGTTCATGGTACGCGGTGAACGTAGCATGGCCGCCTGCCGGAAGATCGCGAGTGCTCGCCTCCATCGTAGGGCGGCGTGATGTGGGCGCGCTCGCGCTGTCCTTGCTTCTCGCACTGTGGATGTCTCCGGGAGGCGACGTGGCCCGGACACTGACCGCGAAGCAGACGACGGACTTGGCGGCGAAGGACCGCGCCACGTTCGTGCGCGTGAAGCTGGAAGACCCCGACGGCGTGATGGTCAACGTCACGCAACTCGAAGGGAACGACTTTCTGGACCGTGCTCACATAAGGGCATCGGTCGACGAGGCGATCAGCTCCGCAACCATCTACCTATGGCGCGAGATCGATCCGGGCGGGCATGAGAAGCTTTCGATCGCCCCGCTGATCGAGGGCTCGGTCATCAATCGCGACTCGGGCGACGCCTACGCGCCGTTCGTGAACCCGTACAGGTTCGTCGAGATCGACACGTGCGTGCTCGAGCCCGGGCAGCAGCCGGTGGAGGCCGATTACGAGCCGCTCTGGGAAGGCTACGTCGACGATGTCGAGTGGGGCGGTCTCAAGTCCCGCGTCACGCTGCACTGCCGCGACCCGATCGCCCGGCTCAACGACACGATCATCGAGACGACGTCGACCTACGGCGGCAACTCGCCGCTCGAGCCGATCGAGGACGTGATGCAGAAGATCCTCGACGACAACATGGGCTCGGGCGAGTTCGTGCTCACCGTCGTCGGCGACCCGGACTTCGGCATCGCGGAGTACGAGCTCGGCAACGTCAGCGTGCTCGACGCGCTGAAGGCCCTGGTCGACCTGAACGGCTGGAACCTGCACTGGCGATGGCAGGAGAGCCCGGGCGAGTTCCGGCTCACGCTCTACGAGCCGATCCGCGACCGTGCCTCGCTCTCCGGGTTCACGCCCGACTGGACGTTCGGACCGGACGACTACTACGACCTGCCGGGCGTGAGGCTGCCCCTGGCTGGCGTCAGGAACGCAGGCGAGGTCGTGTACCTCGACGCGGACGGAGCCGAACAGACGGAGCCGGACGATCGTACAGGGAGCACGGTCGCCTACGGGCGCCGCTTCATCCGGCTAGACGAGCGCCGGGGAAGGTCGATCCAGAGCCAGGCCCAGGCCGCGGCACTGCTCGGCGCGATCCTCGACGACCTCAGCGTCCCTCCGCTGCTCCAGAACATGGACGCGCCGTTCCACTGGCCGCTCGAACTCTGCGACGTGCAGAGCTTCCTGACGAACGACGTGCACTACGACACCACGCAGACGCTCGGCGTGTTCGGCTACACGCACATCCTGGAGCCCAACCGGGTCAGGACGCTGATCGACTCGTCCGGCCAGCCCTCGGGAGGGTTCCGGCGGTGGCTGGCGGCGGAGCGGTCGAGCGCGACGTCACGTGGTGCGCCCCCCAGCCTCGAGGTGAGTTTCGACCCGCTCGGCAGAGCGACCGTCTCGGCTGCCGCGGGCGAGCGCACGACCCGAATCTATGTCACCGTGGGCGATGGGGAGGCGCCGAACTCGCCTCTGCCGGACGCCAACGACGGCGAGATCACGGGGCGCTCGGGCACGGTTCAGACGGCCGTCAAAATCACGACTGGGGCGGAGGCGTGGGTGCGTGCGGTCGCGGTCGACGAGGACGGACTATACAGCCCGGTTGCGGAGGCGCAGCAGGGGCGCAGGCTCGGGCCGTTCCACAAGGACGCGACAGCGCGGAGCCACACGGGCGACACGAACGAGACCACACTCGAAACGATCACGGTGCCCGCAAACGTGCTGGGCCTGGATGGGGCATTGCGGCTTAGCCTCGGGTTCACGATCAGCGGCGCCAACGACACGAAAGTGCTCAAGGTGAAGTTCGGCGGCGTGCTGCTCGCCTCCTATACATGGCAAGCGGAAGGCGGCGACT